AGATTTAAATGTTACATTGTTACCCGCTGCATCTAATATTATATCAGCGGCAGCATCAACAGTAAGATTATTAGCACTAATAGTCATGTCAGTGCCATCACCTTCAATTTTTTCTGAGTCTCCACCAAAAACAATTCCAACATTATTTGGAATATGTACATCTGATGTTGCTGTTAAATTAATTTTAGCTCCAGTAATAGTTAAATCTGTACCATCACCTTCAATTTTTTCTCCATCATCACCAAAAGTTAATCCTATATTTGCAGGAATATTTATATCACCACTTGATCCAACTTCAAAAGTAATATCTGTGCCATCACCTGAAATTGTTTCTTCAGCAGCTCCTAGCATAATTTTTTTACCTGAAGCCATAAGTAATGCAGAAACATCCCCATCAAATCTTGCAACCTCAGTTGATGAGCCACCATCATTAACTTTAAATATTATATCTTTGTCTGATGTTGCAGACTCGATAATAAAATCAGTTGAACTATTTGTAAAGGTAGCAATTGATGTTCCACCATCTTTAAAAATTATATCTGCACCATCTGCATCAAGAATAATATCTGTTGTAGCATCTAATGTAATTGTAGACCCCGAATCTATTTCTGTGATAACAGGTGTAGTTAAAGTTTTATTTGTTAAAGTTTGAGTAGCAACAAGAGATACTAAAGTTGAGTTAGCACCATCAGGTAATAACATCTCGTTCGTAACTGATGCTGAATGTGGTTGTGCTTTTAATATTTGACCATGTGAATTATTTTCACAATTAAATTGTATAGCACCTGAATTTGTATTACCTTTAACAGTTACATGACCTGTTCCTTTTGCTTCAATTTCTAAATCAATATTAGAGTCACCACCTGTTGCAGATAGTTTTGGTGCATTACCTGTTGCTGCATTTGTTACATCAAACTGGTTGACTGCTGAACTTGTTGTTTGAAATATAATTTGTTCATTACCATTTTCATCACCAATAAAATGTGCATCATCAATTAAAATATTATTTGAATTAGTATCTAAGTTACCACCTAATTGTGGGGAAGTATCTTCTACAATATTTGATATTTCAGAACCTGAAACGATACCTGCTGTTAGAGTTGCTCTTGTAATTTTTTTAAGTCCACCACCTGAAGTATCAACCGCTAGTAACACATCATCTGATGCCACTGTAGATATTTCTGATAATGATCCTACTGCTACTGAATTAAAGTTTGTACCATCTGCAATTAATAAATTACCAGATGTATTTGTACCCATAGTAATATCATCACCAGATACTGTAAGATCTCCAGAAATAGTTAAGTTTCTAAGTCCAGTTAAATCTTTATTAGAATCTACTATTATTGCTTTTGATGCAGATACAGTTCCAGCTGTAATTCCATCAACTAAATTTAATTCTGATGCTGTTGAAGTAACACCATCTAAAATATTTAGTTCTGCAGCTGTTGCAGTTATATTAGTCCCTCCAATATCTAAAGTAGTCATAGATACTTCACCTGCAACTGTTAATATTCCACTAGCAAGTGTTAATAAATCTGTATCATCTGTATGACCTATAGTTGCACCATTAATATTAATATTATCAATGACAGCTTGTGTAATAGCACTGTTAGTACCTAAAGTTGCACCATCAACTGATCCGCCATTTAAATCAGCTGTATCTGCAACTAAAGCATCTGTAGTGATTGTTCCATCAAAAAATGCATCTTTAAACTCAAGAGAAGAAGTTCCTAAGTCTATATCATTATCTGTAATAGGTACAATAGCACCATCTTGTATTCTTAATTGTTGTACTGCTGAAGATGATACTTCAACATAAAATTCTAAATGATTATTAGTTGTATCAACTAAAATTTTATTTAATGAATCTGCATCTCTAATTGTAGTTACAGGACCACCATCACCCGCAGTTCCATCATGCGTGTGTCCAGTGCTTGCATTAAATGCAGCTAATAATTGGTTAAACTCATCGTTAGAATGAGCGGCAGTGATTGTATCACCTGTTGTAAATGTTGATTGTCTTGCTGAATAACCTGCCATTATCTCCTTCCTCCTGGGGTAAATTCTAATTGAAAACCTTTTACTGAAAATGAATCAGCACTGTTTTGATCATCTATTTGTAATGCTATAGCAAATCCCGATCCTTCTACTGATTGTCTAAGTAAAGGTACACCTGATGCATCATATAAAGCACTACCATATAAAGCTACGCCATATTGACCAGCACCTGATACATTGGGTAATGCTATTTTAGATGGTTGTGGGCTATCCTGATCATCATAATTATATCGTAACGCTAAATTAGCATTAATACTAGTTCCCTCACCTTCATAATTTAAATTAACTCTTTGCATGTATTTTCTAACACCTGGATCTCCCATAACCATATCAGGTGAACGATATACTGCTTGAATTGTATTTGTGGTGGTTCCTGCACCAAATGTATTACCAGTTTCCATTTTATAAATATATCCATCAAATCCACCAAAAACTTGTGTTTCAACTGAACTAATAAAATCTGAATCTGTGCATGATGGTTTAATACCTACTATATCAGCATACTCAAAACCAATAGATCTTGTATTGGGATTATTTTTTAATACACCAATAATTCCTTTTGATGATGCTTGTGATCCAGCTGTAGTAGGATAAAACAATCTGTATTGAGATTTAGCTCTTATAACAACTGATGATATTCTGTCTAAACCTATCTCATCAATTCTAGATTGTATTTGTCTAGATATAGATCCTAATTCAACGTCACCAATTCTAGCTGTACCTGCAATAGTTCTTAATCCATCAGGTGCTAGAAATATAACATCACCACCAATCTCTTGAATACTACCACCATCTCTACAGCCAATGTTTCTTGTAACTTCTTGTACTGCAAATGTGCTAGATGATGTTCCTGTTAATTTATATATTCTATCTTCACAAAATATAATTAATTCATTTCTAAATACTTTTAATCCAACAACTGTAGAGTCAACTTTAAATGATCCTGCACCACTACCTGTGCTAAAATTATCTTCTTCAAATGGTACACTAAATATAACTTCTTGTGAATTAGATGCACCAGCATAAAACATATGGTTTTGAAATGCTTTTACAAATTTAGGATTAGTAGGTGCTGTTCCACCACCTGTCGCATTTACTACATCAACTGCAAAACTACTATTAATTATCTGTGCAGGAGAATGTCCTGTAGCAATAATTAATTTATCAGTTCCATTAAAGTTAAACTTTTCAAAATCATATGCTCTAGTAGCTGTACCTAATCCTGTTGTTAAAGTAGTAAAACTACCAGATGTTGCTCCTCTGTGAATATCACCACCTCTAGCAGCTATAACCTGATCATTAAATATTATTGAGCAATCAATTGTTTGACTTGCAGTGCTTGATCCTTGTGAAACTTGTGTAGTATTATATCTTGCTGTACCACTAACTCTTCTATAACCACCTTTAATATCAGGTTCAAAATTTTGTAATATAAGTGCTTCGCCAGGCTGCATTGAAAACACATCTTTATTTAGTGTTAATCCACCTGCACAACTCACTACAAACGGTGATATTAAATCAGTAGTTGGCATAAATTAAACTATTGTTTCTGATTTTTCTAGTAATTTTTTATTTAATTTTCTATTTTTAAAAAAATCTATTACTTCTTGTAAATCTTTAGGATTACGATCAAGACTCATCATAAAAGTTTTTATAGCATCATCGACAGTAAGACCCTTAGGTATTCCAGGTAATACTGCTATATTTAATTTTTCTGTAGCATTTTTTTCGCCATCCATATTATCGGTAATTTTCATACCATTTTTTTCAGACATCATCTTATTTAATTGATCTTTTTTTATTGCCATTAACTTACTCTGCCTCCTATAGTAGTTGTAATACTTTCTGCAATTGCATCTGTTCTCATGTAGTCATTTTTAGTAGCGTAATCTACTTTTAATAATCTAAGTTTTCTTTGAAAATCTCTGTCTGCTAGCTGTGCATGCTGTGGATCAGATCTTAACATATATGTATAATATTTTGCTCTATCTACAACTAATGTAGCAAATCTATCTGGTAAACTCATAGTGCTATCATGTGTTGATAAATCTGTATGTGTAGTATAATAATCATAACTAATTGTATATTCATTTGTATTTGGTCTTGGACTTACACCAAATACTGAATGATCAGGAAGAATATATACTCTTAATGGGTCAGAATAATTACCACTATTATTTGTATCATCAGTTACTTTATATGTTTGTAAATAATTATCATATGATATAAATACTAATTTTCTTAATGGTATATCACTTCTAGATATTCTAACATAATCTACATCTAATTGCACACTATCTGATTCTACATAAATATATGATATTTGTGCAGTTGCTGTAAAGTTTGTATTTAATATTTTACCTTCTCTAAAATTAGTCACGGATAATGTTCTATTTAAATTTTGTGTTCCACCTGGTGATGTTCCAACTCTAATAATTAATCCACTTGTTGAACTGTTTGGACTTAAAACTCTAACTTGTATTTTATAAGTTTTATTTACAGTTGTATTAATGGCTTGATATGCTGCTGCATCATTTAAATTTAATCGACCATTACCACTTGATGTGTGTGATGGAGATCCATCTCCTGTAGTCCAACTAGTTATATTAGATGTAAACTCACCATTTGTTACTAGCTCTTTTGGACCCATAAAAAATGAATCCATATCTGCTTTTCTAAAATCAGTTGGAAAAGAATATTCATTATCACCTACAGTTAAATCTTGTGTTGTTCTACTATATAATAAAGGTATCTCTCCAGTTTCATTATAAATATCATGAATACCTTTATTAATAAAATCTTTTACTGCAGTTTGTATACCTCTACTTGAACTAAAT